CAATTCAGTAAAATTCATACATCATTACGCAATAGTAAGAGTCAGATCAGTACCAGATCCACCAGCACCAACTGTCTTACCTGCGAATGCAAGTTCAGAAGCAACTGAAGTACCCTTATCTTCAATAGTACCACTGATAGTTTGATCAGCAATAGAAAGGTCTTCTGCTTGTGCAGGAACAGTGAAGTCAAACTCAAGACGGTTTGATCCAGTTCCACGTGCATAGGTTGCAGTGATAGCACCAGTTACAGAACCAGTAACAGCAAGGGTTGCACCTGCAGTTACATCAACTTGCTCGTTGTAGATAACAACAACAGTTCCTACATCACCCTGTGTAAGTGCTTCCTGCTCAAAGAATACAGCAGTAACATCTGCTTCACCAAGTAATGCAGTTGTGGATGTTCCACCAGCAAGACCACCGATTGCTACAAGAACTTCATCCCAGTAGCGAGCAGTATTCTTATCAGCACCTTTGTAATGGCGAAGAACCCAACCTTGCTCGGTTGCGAAACAATCTTCTGCAAGTCCATTCTTATTAACTCGGTCTAACCACTTTGGTTTTGACTCGTCAGTTTCTGTTTTTCCCCAGAGAGGCATTGTTAAACTCCTGTAATATAGATGAGATTACGTTATAAACATATTTATAAAAAAGGAGAGTTACCTCTCCCAGGTATCAACCTTCGGTAGGTGCTTCAGGGAACAGTGCCCTCTCAAGTGCCTCTACAAGTTGATCGTCTACAGTATTGTCAGTTCTTGATACTGCTTTCTTTGCAAGTCCAATAAGGAATCTCTTAATAAGATCATCCATATTTTCAGGGATCTTATCAACTGCTGAGTTGATAAGATTAATTGCTAACGGTAATAAAAATTTAGTCATGTTAATATAGAACTATGTTCAATTTATATATCAAAGATAGCGTGATTTTAACTCTTCAATATTTGATCTTAGTGATTCTTTAACAGTGTCTTGATACTTAACACGCTTCACTTTAGAATCTTTCTTGGCAAGTGCCTTTTCAGAACCATCATCATCCTTGTCACAACCACACTCTTCTTTCTGGACATCCTTTCCAGAACCTTTCAGTTTCCTATTCTTATCAAATACTCCCATAGGATCAGTGTTATCCTCAATTGAAGGATTTATTTCTACACCCTTAACATCCTTCTCAATAAGTTCAGTTCTCCAGTCAGAGAAACTTTCTTTCTTGGTTCCTTTCTTTGCCTTAATAGCAGCAGAAACAGCACCACGCCTCTTCAGCAGATAAGAATCAGATGAATCCTTGTCGCCATCGTTGTCAACGTCACCGTCTTCTTTACCAACGGGATCAAGTTTCTTCTTCTCTTCTACATACTCAACTTCTTCCTTAGCGGTCTTCTCAGAATCTGCAAATGCCTTATCGGTAGGGGCACCTTTGTCACCCTTACTACGCATCTTCTCACCACTTTTTTTCTTAGCATGGATATTAGCATAGAGACCGTTCTTCTCTTCCAATTCTTCCTCTTCCTTTACACAATTAGGAACTTCCTTACCACCTTTCTTCTTAGTCCCTTGTGCCTTATAACCTTTCCAACATGTAGAAGCACCAACGTTATCACGTGCCGCCTTCATACCTTCTGAAAGTTCTTCACCCGAAACGATGCTTGCATATTCAATAGCAAGATCTTGTGTTCTCTCAGTATTGAATGATTCTAGAATACCTTCAATAATTTCACCAGACAAAATAATTTCATCCATCTTAGATGCAATTTCCTGTTGTTCTGCAAAGGATAAACCTAGCATCCACGCAGACAATCTTACATTAGCACTCATCGTCTCTTCTTTAATCGGTTTAGTTTTATTTATACGTTGTTGCACTTCGGCAGGTTTCTTCCACATATCATAATCAGAACCTGGTGTCATAGTTTGGGTAAGTTTTCTAAACTTATCCGTCCCAACCAAACGATGCGTTTGATCGGCACCTGAAGTGTTCCACTGTTTATATTCTTTAATGTCAGTAACCCATGCTCTAAACATGTCACCTTCTTCAGTAACAGCAATCACATAGTTAGGTCCACATCGATGAACTTTACCTACAGCACCTTCAACATTCTGCACATACGAACCAACCTCGTATAGGTTTCCATGCCTAAACGAGGTTCGTGTTGCTTCCGTATTGAAATTAGAAAATTTCATCAATCGTTTTACTTTTATTTATAATTCTGGTAAAAACTCCACAGAACCTTTCAATTCTCTTTTAGGTACTGCTTGTGCTCGCAATCCAGGAAATCTATGAGTGTTTCTAGTTTTTGATGAGAAAGAACTTTTGATTGAAAAGTAAGGATATACATCTGATCTAACGTCTGACATGGTTTCAATTATGTTAGCACATTTAATTGTAAGAAGATTATCTTTTAGTAAACATGCTCCTGGAAATTCAGCAGTAACTACAGATCCTTTACCCATAATATCAGTACCGAATATAACAGTGCTTGCATCTGCCCTACTACATTTAAAAGCAATCTTAGTTGTAGAATCAGATCTCTTTTTAACAATCTTATATTTAATTCTACCGCCATCAGTATAAGAGATTATATCAAATGTTCTATTATCTCCAAATCCATTAATATCATCCATAAGATAACCAAGGATCTTTTCTGAAATACGATCTCCTGCAAGAGTGTCAACAGATTGCCATGCTTGAAAACTTCTTTTCTTTAAAGAAATATTGTAGGTGCCTTCAGAGTAAATGATTCTAACATCTGTTTTAGATACTGAACCTGCACCACTTGAAGTTTCTCCACCTACAAACAATATCTCTTTAACTCCTGGTAGTGATATTTTCTTACCAGTAGAAGTAAGAATAATGTCATTGAATCTCTCTTTATTTCTAGAGAAGAAACTGTATGCAGTATTCTCATTACTATCAGATACCGTGCCTTGCTTAATTACTCGCATGTGGTTTTACGAGTATTTATCAAACTACTACCGATCACCAGGAGCACGAACTTCTGAGTTGCGAACATTAAATTCACCCCCAGGGTAACGCTTCTTCAGTTTGTTGACGTTAGTTTCAATCACCTCATCGAAGGATATATCAAGTGCCATTGTTGCCTGAGCAACATACCACATAACATCACCCAACTCAATGATAAGATGCTCACGATTATCTTCGTTCCACGGTTTTCCTTGGAAGACCATTTTTTTAATGATCTCAAGGAACTCACCACCCTCAGCATTAATTCCAACACCAGCAGTAAGCAATCTCTCAATATTGGCACCTTGTCGATCAAGATCCCCGATACGATCAGCAAAGTCAACAAAGTTTGTAGAAGCGTCTGAAGTAACTGCTGAAACAAATTCTTCATAGCGGTCAAAGTTAATGTGATTGGTCAAAAGGAAAATCCTCCGAATTTATTTGGGTTTGGTGGGTTGTTGTCATCACCTGCATCAAGGATATCGTCCTGTGCAGATTGCTCACAATCATACAGCCTCATCTTCGATCTGTCAATACCCAGAGCGAATCTTTTGTGTACGTTGTTGTCGTTGTATCTATTCTTCAATTGTTTGACTAATATCTGTCCCAGTTGCTCCGACTCTTCAGTAGAAATAAGGGCAAACATAAGATCAGCAGTAGCAGGGAGACCAAAGGACTCAGAAGTATCAGTAATGTCAACGTCAGAGCTACCATAACCGCTACGAGTGGTTTGAGTAGCAGTGACGATTGGGACGTTCTGTTCAACAGCAAGTCCTCGTAACTCTTCGGCAATTCCTTTGACGAGGGTGTACGAATTGACGAAACTGGGTTTAAATCTTTGTGACGTACAAATATTAAGGTAATCCACAAAGATAATATCGGGTTTAAAAGAAGTTTTAAGAGACAGATCATTAAGAAGAGACCTAAAATGTCCCACATGGGCAGATGCTGTAGGATATTCTTTAATGATAAGTTTTCCATTTGTTTTCTTCATAAGGTTGGTTACCTTCGATTCAAAAATTTGCCTAGGTAAAGATGCCAAATCTTGAATGGGAACACTCAATAGATTAGCATCAATACGTTCAGCAATTCTTTCTTCTGCCATCTCAGCAGTGATGTAAAGAACACTCTTCCCTTGTAAGAGTGCAGCGGCAGCACAGTGACACATGAACAATGACTTACCTACACCAGTACCTGCTAGGGCAACGTTAAGTGTTTTATTAGGAAGTCCACCTTTAGTAATCTTATTAAACATAGCAAGATCAAAAGGCATTTTAGTTTCTACTGTATTGTAGAAATCAAATCGTTCTTGATAATCACTTAAGTAATCGTGACCAATTCT